TCCAATTGGAGCTTTTCCGTAAAAACGTAACGGGGACGATGTCTTCTTCTAATCAATATTTAGCTGCGCCGAGCGATTTTTTAGCCCCTTTTTCGTTATCTATCACAAGCAGCAGCGTTAAGAGTTTTCTTGAATACAAAGACGTAAATTTTGTGCAATCTTTTAACCCAAACAGTGCTACAACGGGAACGCCTCGGTATTATGCAACGTTTGACATAACCAATTTTATTATTGGCCCTACGCCGGATAGTGGGTATACCACGGAAATGCACTATTTCTACAGACCCGCTAGTTTGACGGCTGCGGGAGACAGTGGAACAACGTGGTTGAGTGAAAATGCCACATTGGCTCTTTTATATGGGTGTTTGATCGAAGCCTATACCTATATGAAGGGGGAGCAGGATTTAATGGCCGAATATGAAAAACGCTTTGGCGAAGCGATGGTAGCTCTCAAGATGTTTGGAGAAGCCAAGGAAGTTACACAAAATTACCGTGTTGGCATGGTTATTAGGCCGAAACAATGATGGACGCATTAAAATTAGACCTTCCTTCCGATTATTCCGTAGAGGTTCATACGACAAATAATCGTGGCTTTACGCCGGAAGAAGTAGCGCACCACTGTGCAAACAAAATCATTTCTATATCCAATAATACTCATCCGGGTATTCAGGCACAGGCTTACGCATTTAAGGGCCATATAGAAAAAACCATTGCTTTTTACATGCGTGAGGCTATTAAAAGCGATCGAACCACTGTCTATAACGCATTAATGGATGCAGGGCATCCAGAACTTGCTGAAGCAATCAGGAGACTTTGATATGGCTTTTACCGGAAATTTTATGTGTACGTCTTTCAAGCAAGAATTGATGGAAGCCAAGCACAACTTCCTAAACAGCGGAGGTAGTACGTTTCAAGCAGCGTTGTACACTAATAGTGCTTCTTTTACGGCAGCTACGACAGCATATACCACCAGTAATGAGGTTACAGGTACGGGCTATACAGCTAAGGGAAACTCCCTGACTCGCGTAGATCCTTCTACCAGTGGTACAACCGCACTTACTGATTTTGCTGATTCGACATGGTCTTCTTCCACTATTACGGCCAGAGGCTCGTTGATTTTTAATGACAGTGCCAGCGGGGACCCTTCCGTTATTGTTTTGGACTTTGGTTCTGATAAAGCCTCCAGTTCAGGAGATTTCAAGATTGTATTTCCCGCTGCGGACGCCAGTAATGCAATTATAAGGATCGCTTAATGGCCGCAATCACCGGTTGGGGCCGCAGTACATGGGGGTCTGGCACATGGGGTGAGGCTTTTCCTGTGTCGGTTACCGGTGTTGCGGGAACCGGTGCGGTTGGCTCTGTAACAGTTGAGCTTAGTATTGATGTTTCTGTAACAGGTGTTGCGGGAACAGGTTCGGTTGGATCTGTAACGGTTACTGAAGGAACGGGGGTAACAATATCTGTTACCGGTCTTGCAGGTACAGGTTCTGTAGGTTCAGTAACGGTTGAAGGTGATGCCAGTGTCAGTGTTACGGGCGTTGCAGGTACAGGTTCTGTAGGTTCGGTAACGGTTGAGGGTGATGCCAGTGTCAGTGTAACAGGGGTTGCAGGGACCGGCACAGTAGGCGAGGCTACAGCATCCGCTGGTGTAACGGTTTCTGTTACGGGTGTATCGGGCACAGGTGAAACAAACGGGGTTCTTGTCTGGAGTCTTATAATTCCAGATCAAGACCCCAGCTATAGTGAAATTAGCCCCAGCCAATCTCCATCTTGGGCTTCTGTATCACCTTCTCAATCGCCGTCTTTTACACAAATAACGCCGAGCCAATCCCCCTCTTGGTCTTCGGAGACACCTTCTCAAACACCAGATTGGATAAAAATTGCAGCATAGGACATGAGTTATGACTAGCACATATACATCAAATCAGGGCCTCGAAAAACCGGCAACGGGGGACCGTTCTGGAACGTGGGGAACCATGACGAACACCAACATGGACATGTTGGACAGAGCTATCTCAGGAGTGGGCGCACTCACTCTGACAGGCACAACTACAACACTAACCACGTCAGATGGCTCCGCTTCAGATGGCAATTATAAGGTTTTAGTGTTGGGCGGAAGTCCGAGTGGCACGAACACTATTACGTTAAGCCCTAATGACGGGGATAAGCTGTATTTTGTGGTTAATTCCACCGGCCAAAGCGTGATTTTTTCACAAGGCACGGGTGCAAATGTCACGATTGCCAATGGTGCGGCAGACATCATCTACGCGGATGGTGCAGGAAGTGGCGCGGCTGTTTCAAGTTATCTGGCTAACGATTTTGTTTTTAAGACGGGCGATGGCGTAATTCTGAACCTTCAGACTTCTGATACGACCGTTACTGCTTCAAGTGTTTTGGGCCGTTTGAATTTTACCGCTCCCGATGAAGCCTCTGGGACGGACGCCATTTTATTAGCCGCATCCATCGCCGCTATTTCAGAAGGCACTTTTGCAGCAGACAACAATGCCACCAAATTGTCTTTTATGACGGGTGCTTCAGAAGCCGCAGCAGAGAAAATGTCTATTTCATCAGTCGGCAACGTAACGATGAAACAAACCGAAACCGGCGATGATACGCCGATGACGTTGTTGTTGCAGACGGGCGAAACCGATATTGCCGCATCTGACATCCTCGGCAAAATTCAATTCCAAGCTCCTGATGAAGCTGCTGGCACAGACGCTATTTTAGTTGCAGCCGAAATAGCCGCAGCCTCGGAAGGCGACTTTAGTTCGAGCAATAATGCTACGAAATTATCATTTAAGACTGCCGCCAGTGAAGCCGCAGCAGAGAAAATGTCATTGTCTTCTGGGGGTAATCTAACGTTACCCACCGATGGGGTTGTTATTGCCGCCGGGGTTAACAGCGACGTAACACTTACTCATGTTCACGACACCGGGCTGCTGCTGAACAGCACAATGGCGTTACAGTTCAACGACGCATCGCAATACATCAACGCGCCTTCCGCAACTGTATTAGATATTAATGCTACGGATGAAGTAGAGATTAATGCAACATTAGCGGACGTTAATGCGAATTTAGATGTTAGCGGGACGTATCAGGGTGGCGGAACGATGACCACCGGCGGCAATATCGTTATTCCTGACGGTGGCAATATCGGCTCTGCCTCAGATACCGATGCCTTATCACTTTCAGCGGCAGGCGCGTTAACGGCAACGGCTGGAGGAGCTGCGGCTACGCCCGCATATGCCATTACCAACGGTTCGATAGGCGTCAACGGCATGTTCGTTGGTTCCGCGAACACTCTTAGTTTTTGTACAGCAGCAACCGAGAGGATGAAGATTACTTCTGGTGGCCATCTCGTAGCGTTCGCAGATTCAACTTATGATCTCGGCGCGAACGCTACTCGATGGAGACAGGCGTACATCGACGAAATTGATATCGGGGCAAATACTAGTCTTGCCGCTTCAGCCGCTAACGCAATTTTCGTTGGATACGCTGGGGGTGGTTCTGAATACGGCCAAGAACTTAAAACGGATGCAACGACTGGAACCGCGCTGTATTTTTTGCACAGCACTACGACCGCCTGTGGCTCGGTCACAGTTGGATCTTCAGCAACAGCGTATAACACTAGTTCAGATTATCGACTGAAAGAAAATGTCGTGGATATGTCTGGCGCAATCACTCGCCTAAAAACCCTCAAACCAAAACGGTTCAGTTGGATCGCAGATGAGAATAGTGAATTGCTCGACGGTTTCCTCGCGCACGAAGTGGACGAAGTTGTGCCGCAAGCAATCCACGGCGAAAAAGACGAAACAAAAGACGTAGGCACAATCAAAGATGCAGATGGTGATGTGTTAAGCGAGAATGTTATTGAATCTGAAAAAGAAGATGATCAAACCTGGGAAAAAACTGCAACAGAAAATATCTATCAAGGCATCGACCAAGCAAAACTAGTACCTTTGTTAACCGGTGCGTTGCAGGAAGCAATCACTAAGATCGAATCACTTGAGGCCCGTGTTGCGGCGCTCGAAACATAGGAGGATTAATTATGGATTGGATTATTGACAGATTTAAAGAGCCGTCAAGCTACGCCGCTGCTGGAGCCGCTGTTATGGGCATCGGTATGCTGACAGGGCAGAATTGGCTGATTCTGGCAGGCATTGTTGGCGGCGTAGTAGGTTTTGTGTTGAAAGAAAAGGGCGTTATCTGATAGTTACCAGCGTTTTAAGCGGCCATGCGCCTACTAATTTCGATTTGTTTGTGCGTTGTCGCAGCTTCAGCTTTCGGACAAAGTACCGGCACTAACACCATCACCAGCACCGTGACGGGTACGACCACGGTCGATAAAACACCGCCCACGGCAAGTGCCCCAAATATAGTCCTGAACAATCAGGACGTTTGCAGCTACCCCGCTTCCGCAGCGGTCCAGACACAAATTTTCGGATTTGCTGCTGGCACGACCGTCCGAGACAAGAACTGCGAAAGAATAAAACTCGCTCGTTCCCTGTATTTCATGGGTATGAAAGTAGCGGGTGTCAGTCTTCTTTGCCAGGATAAGCGTGTGTTCGAGGCTATGGAAATGGCGGGAACACCGTGCCCATATGAAGGAAAAATTGGCTCCGAAGCTCTTGCTCTGTGGCAAGCAGATACAGAGCGCCGTCCTGATGCGCGGGAGTATAGAAAACGTGCAGGGATTGACAAGAAAGAGTGGTCAAGAGATGGCCGTGGCAACGTAAAGTTTGAAGATCCCGATGAGGGTTAGCCTCTTACTTTTGCTATTTGGCTTGGCTGCTCAAGCTGAAACAGTGGTTGAGGAAATCACAACGCAGGTTCTAACGCCCACCATTTCAGGCAACTTACTACCGGGGCTTATCGGATTCACGACGAGCGGCGATGCCACAATGACAGGAGATACGGGGTATTGCAGCCCTGGTCAAGCCTGCACTGGAGCGCAGGGCGGCACATATAGTACGACAGTCGATTTGACCGAAACGATGAGCATTGATGAGATAAATTCAGGGTTTGATCTCGCCTATGGCGTTAACCTTACCTCGCATTCCAGCAACGCCCACTTGCCGACATGTGATTTAACTAGTGGCGATTGCCAGGATAATTTTGCCTTGACGCTGACGTTGACCGAGAACGACGAAGTGGTTGAAAAATACGAGCATGAGTTTGTCCTTGACTATGGCGGCTTGCGGGAATACGAGTTCGAGCAGACTGTCGTTTCTAACTCGTGGGTTGAGTTGTCCATGTTGTTGGAACTTTACGGGCAGGACGCCGGTTATCCGACAGGGCTATACGGCCCACAGTTCACCGATCCTTGGCTCACGACTGGATACAACGCCATCAGCTATATTACAGAACAAATTACGACCATTATTCAGGACGACATGGATGATGTGGTTGAGGAAATTCTCGACAACAGCTTTGCTGAAACGGGCGAGTTTGATTTTTCAGAAATCGATGCCGAGGAAATATTCAGCAACCCAGTACTAAGCGAGATTGTTGGGACTGGCGACACCGTGACAGTGACCTTAGCGGATGCAGGTTCCGGCGAGATCATCGACTCCTTTGAGGTCAATTATGAAACTGAAACCATTCAAGAAATCGATACGGGAGCGGGAGCTGACAATACGACAAGCCTAGAGTCGTTTGAAGATATGGGAATGTCAGATGACATGGGAATGCCCGATGATTTTGCTGGGTCTGAAACGACTGAAATGAGTTTTGCAGAAGTGCTGGACGAACTGCCTGAAATTGACATGCCGGAAACGGAATCGGCAGCAATCGAAATGGAGGTGTCTGAGCCAGAAGCTGTTGAAATTGAAGTAGCTGAATCTGAACCAGAAGTCGTCGAAATGACGGAAGCTGAGCCAGAAGCAGCGGTGGAAATTGCTGAATCTGAGCCGGAAACTACGGAAGTCGAAGCTGAGCCAGAAGCAGAAACGGAAGTGGCTGAGGCAGAGGAAGAGTCGGAAACGGAAGTAGCCGAGGCAGAAGAAGAATCTGAGCCAGAAGCGACGGGAACTGAGGAAGAACGCCCAGAACCAACTCGGGTAGCCTCACGATCTGAGGACTCCGATAAAAAAGCCGAGGCTAAGACTGAAACATCAAAAGAAAAGTCTTCTCGTAAACAGAAAACCAAGCGCGTTGTCAAGAAGATTGCAACACGGGTGATGGGCCATCTGTCCAGAAATTATGACGCCGCTATGCAGGGTGCGGCTATAAGTGTGATGAGGATGTCCGCACCCACCTACAAATCGACTGAATTACAAGATTTACAAGAGTGGTATATGCCTGTTGAAATGGACGGCGGTCAAAACTACGACCACCCCGCAGCGATGTGGTTTGCCGCTCAAGCCGGACAAGACATGACTGAATTGGTGAAGTTGCAGTGGCAAAAATAGAATACAGCGGCATCACATTCTCTGGCAGTAAGTTGCTTCTGTTAGTGCCTCTATTAGGGGCTATTGGTGGTGCTATTTGGGGTGGGTTTGAAGCCTATGCGCGATGGACCGCAATGGAGACTCAAATCAGTGAATACTCGGCTCCAGACCTGTCTGGAATTGAACAAAAAATAGCTGTCTTCGTAGAGGAAAATTCTCAAATTGAACAACTTGTGTCACAATTCAAAGAACTCTTAGGTGATATGCGCTCTGACTTGAGCGACATCAAACTAGAACTGAAAGATGATATTACGGAAGTTTTTAAAAACATAGATCGCCAGGAAGGCCGGAATAGAGGAAACGTGACGGAGGTGCGGGGACTGATTTCCGCATTCGAGATCAGGGTTGACAATAGAATGGGAAAGATCGACTCACAGATTGACAGCTTAGAATCAAAATTAGATCAGCGCATCAAGGCTGCGCTAGAAAATCCCCTAGCGAAATAAGCCTATGCCTTTAACTAAACTACAATTTCGCCCCGGCATTAATCGAGAAATCACCTCCTACAGTAATGAAGGGGGTTGGTATGACTGCGATATGGTTCGTTTCAGATACGGCGTACCTGAAAAGATAGGGGGCTGGCAACAGGATTCTTCCTCCACTTTTTTAGGCACCTGCCGTGCGCTTCATACTTATGTTTCCTTGGCGGGTAGTGTTTATACCGGCGTAGGCACCAATCTAAAATATTACATCTATCTTGGTGGTACGTTTAACGACATTACCCCCTTGCGTTCGACTACTTCTGCGGGGGATGTCACGTTTTCCGCAACTAACGGTTCCTCCACGATTACAGCAACCGATACAAGCCACGGCGCGGTTGCCAATGATTTTGTCACGTTTTCTGGAGCAGCTACTTTAGGCGGTTTGGTTACTGCTGCGGTGCTTAACCAAGAGTATCAAATTGCCACTATCGTCAATGCCAACAGCTATACGTTTACGGCTAAAGACACATCAGGAAATGAAGTTACAGCCAATGCCAGTGACAGCGGTAACGGAGGTGGTTCAACTGTTGGCAAATATCAAATAAACACAGGACTGAACTCTACCGTTTTTGGTACAGGTTGGGGTACGGGTACGTGGGGCCGTGGGACGTGGGGATCGAGCAGCACCCCCACAGTGTCTGACACTTTACGTTTATGGTCCCATGATAATTTTGGTGAAGACTTAATATTTAATGTTCGGGACGGAGGTATCTATTATTGGGACACAAGCGCCAAGACACTGGGCACTGATCGTGCTGTAACGCTTGCTTCGCTAGATACAGATTCCGCCATACC